CATTTGCTGATCGCCAAATTGTAACTGTTGGTCAAAATATACCTTTGCGAGAAATTACACAGTCTTATACTGGCGCAAGTGGAGAAACTGTATCCACTGTACACTCTGGTATGAATTGGTCATTTAGTGGTGATACATTCAATGAGACGTACGGCCAGATAAACACTGGTCAAACAATGAACCATGTTGCAGCACATGACTTTACGTTAGGTGATTGTAGTTATCTATGGATCATGGCTGCCAATAATACTAGTGGAGACGCAACTGAAAATCTTTTCATCTCGTTAATAAAAACATTTATTACTAAAGGTTCTGTTGCGTCTATTAGCTCAACTGGAGCATATTATGGTGCGTTCTCTGATCCTGTAGCATATCCTACGACTATTCGTGGTATCGATAGCGTTTTAGTTTCTGACTATTACAATGGAATTATAGATACACAATCTTACGGAACTATAAATGAAGACATCTCATTTGTAAAAGCTAGAATAGAAAGATTTATTTCATATGTAGCGCGTCAGACGTTTGGTGGTCGTCTGCAATCTTTCATTAACAGAGGTTGGATGATATCCACAGTTAAAAAGAATATAGCATTAGGATTGCAAAATACTAATACTATTGCATATGATCAATTAGATCCATATAGAATAGGATCTTCTAGTGGATCTGTTTTCTTTAGTCTATCTGATATATTCAACTATACTGGATGTACTGTTACTCAAAGCGGAACTCAACTAACTTTTACCAATGCTACTGCTAGTAGTAGAGCTATAGTCGTAGCAGCGTTTCGACATTCTACTGGCACATATTCTGTACCAGTCCGATACATCTACGTTACCGCATACTCTAGTACGACTATAACACTTCCAGGAAGTCAGACTATGATTGAAGTAGGAGTGAAGAAAATATTCAGATCAACTAATTCAACTACTATCGATATAATTGATCCATATGACATTGGTACATTATACTATAATCCGTATAACATAGAAGGCGACGCCTTGGGAGTCAGTTCATACAATTCTAGTGGAACGTATTTTGCTCTTGACGTAAGAGCATTTACTTAATGTAATATAAATATTACTAGGAACGTTGTATTAGATACAACATCAACATGAATGCACTGCATTCTATAACAATATAAAGGAAATCACATGATTTTAATTCCAAAATTTAAAAATGTCATCGAACTAGGTGGCACATTAGCAATAGCACACTTCCGTGACGGTGAACTCATCGATACACGTTTTCAATCTAACCTAGTTACTGTAGTTGGTAAGCAGTGGATTGGTCAACGCATGAAGGATGCTTCTATTCCAGCTCAGATGTCTCATATGGCATTGGGCGGAAGTCTTACTCCAGGCGCATTGGCTATCACGTCTATTGCTGATACTGATACCATATTGACAACTACAGGTGCATATGCACAACGTGGTATCATTGGTTTAACTACTGCGGGTGGTACGGGCGCAGGTGCTACTATTACTTACAATGCTACATTCCCAACAACTCAAGCAGCTAACAGTGCTATTGTTGAAGCAGCTATTTACAATACTTCTGGTACTCCAGGTTCTGCAGTTTCTGCATGTATGTTATGTAAGACAAACTTCCAAGTTGTTAACAAAGGCGCTAACGACACTATCGCTATCACTTGGACCGTTACAATTCAGTAATCTGGTATTTAAATGGCAACAACACCAATATTCAGTGAAGGTGGTACTAACTACATCGAGATAGATGGCGTTCGATACGCCGTTTATCGCGCTGCAGCTAATCCTACTTCTTTGCTAAAATTCTCTTTGAAGACTAACTTAGTTAAGTCTATCATCTCAGAGATCGTATCAAACTTCAGTAAGTATTATTATGCTTATGGTAGATCATACGCATGGCCTCTAGTAAATGGAGTAGAATCTACTTCTCCTGCTAACGACTCATACGAGTTTGAGGTTGCTACTCGTAATGATCTGTTGTTTTATAAGCAGATTGACGCTAACGACATCTCAGCAGTTATTCCAAGAATTAATTGGATTGCTGGATATACGTTTGATATGTATGATGAATATAGTGCTGATCAAGTCGCGTTCTCAGGAGCTACGGCTCTTGAGACGTCAAACTTCTACTGTATGACTGATGACTATCATGTCTACAAGTGTATATTTAATGATAATGGAAAACCTTCTCAGAATCGTCCAAGTGGCACTGATGAGAAAATAATTGAATTAGCAGACAATTACAAGTGGAAATACATGTATACGATTCCACTTTCAATGCGTAACAAATTCTTGTCATTGGCAACTATGCCCGTGGCTACAGCATTAAGCAATCAGTTCTACTCTGCTGGATCGATTGTTTCTGCTACTATCGAAAATCCTGGATATCGCTATGTTAAGACCTCGTATAGAGTTACAGGCTTTAAAGTTATTTCAGGTGGCGCTGGTTATGGTAGTAACGCCGGTGTTACAGTAACTTTATCTTTACCTGACATATCTGGTGGAACTGCTGCAATTATAGGAACTATTTCTGTTGCTGGTGGTGCAATCACTGGCGTTTCTATTAGTAACCCTACGCTTAATAGTGGTTATCAATATCCACCAGAAGTAACAGTTGCTGGTGGAACACCATCTTCAGTTGCAGTATTAGAACCAATTATGGAAAGAATTAGTAGTAGTTTTACTACACTGAGTATTACTGGCGATGGGGTTCTTGAAGAAAACCCATATCAGTTAGAAAATTTTATTATCGCTAATCCAGGTTCTGGATATTCCTCAGTTACATTTGCATTTAAGAATCCAGATCTTGCAAATGGCGTTATTGCAGCAGCAACTGGTATCATTGGAGATCTTTCTGCTGCGACTATCACAACAGCAGTTGCAGCAGTCAACCCTGCTCATACTATACTTACAGGCACATTCAATAGAAGAATGAATGTAGGATCAGTTGTCAAAATTGGTTCAACGATATGTGAAGTAGTATCACTTCAATTAGATGCTAATGATCAGTACCCAACTCAAATAACAGTTGATGCAATTATTACAGTGTCAACAAGTACCACACTCTATTTAACTGGATGCGTCACAGGTGTAACTATCACTGAACGTGGATTTGGTTATTCTAAGAAGTTTTTCTCTAACACTCAAGATGCATTTGCATCTAACTTAGTTCTATATGACAGTGTGTCTATTAGTCAAAGAACTGGCGTTGGTTTCTCGTTTGACGTTAACACTCGAATAAACCCAGCTGAAATAGTTCCTATTATTAATGATGCAGGCGAAATCGAATCTGTAAGGGTTGTAAAACCTGGTATTGGTTATACTTTTGGTATCGTTACTGTCAATGATTCGTATACATCTCAAACTCGTCCAACAGACTTTCAAGCAGCGTCTATATTGTTAAACTTTGGCATTGGTGACATCGAATCACGCCAATCTACTGTAGAATTAACTGCTAAAGATGGTGCTATTCATGCTGTGAGAGTGATAACTCCTGGTTCTGGATATAACACTGTGCCTACAGTACAAATAGTTGGTGATGGTGTTGGAGCAACTGCAGTTGCAGTTCTTCAAGATTCTATAGATGGTACAGGTATTGAGCGTATTGATATTTTGACAGAAGGCTCTGGTTACACTAGTGCAACAGCGATATTGTCTGGCGCAACGTTTAGTTCGTCGGCAGTTTTATCTGTGCCAGTATCTCCTAAAGGTGGACATGGTAAAGACGCTATAAGTGAATTATATGCAAAGTCTATTATGTTCCATGGACAAATTTCTAAAGAAAAGAACAAAGACTTCTTGTCTACAAATGATTATCGTCAAGTATGCATTATGAAGAACCCTAAAATCTTTGGTAAAAACCAAAATGTGCGTTCATCTGTTTCAAGCACATGCTTTGTTGCAATAGGTCCTAAGAATCAAACAAATTTCGCTAACATTACTATTGATATGATTATGACTCATACAGTTGGCGGTAAGACTTATAACTTTAGAGTTGTTGAAAAGAATGCAAATTATTCTGCAACTGAATCTGCTTTACTATTATCGTATTCAGATAATTACATTCCAAATGCCAATGCAATTTATGCAAATAGTTCTGCCAGTGTAACGTTTAATTCATTAGCTAAATTAGATCCGGATGTTAATAAATTTTCTGGCGAAATGTTGACAATAGATAATCGATCAAGATTTGCTGCGTCAAATGAACAGATTATTGTTGCTAGCAATTCACTGACGTTCTAAACACTATAAATAATGAATACAGAGATACATTATACACATGTATCTCTTCTTTGTAAAATCAATTACACAAGAGAAGAAATATGGCACTAGACTTTAATATTGAACCATTCTACGACGACTATTCTGAGGACAAGAAATTCTACAGAATTTTGTTTCGTCCAGGATATGCTGTTCAAGCCCGTGAATTAACACAGTTACAAACTATTATTCAGCAACAGATAAAACGCCAAGGCGATCATTTGTTTAAAAATGGTGCTATGGTCATTCCAGGTCAGATTGGTTATGACACTAATACGCCTTATGTATCACTTGAAGCTACTCTTTCTGCTTCTGATCTTAAGACTTTCACAGTTTTAAGTAACATTACTGGCAAAACATATCGTGGTCAAACATCTGGAGTTGAAGCAGTTATTTTAACATCACTTGCTGCAACTGCTACTAGTAGCGAGCCAGACACTTTATTTGTAAAATATATTAAAGGTTCTACGGAAGATGCAGAAACTACTGGAAGATTTAAAATAGGAGAAATTCTTTCTCCCGTAGATGGCACACTTGGAGAAGATTTAGTAGTAGGTCAAAACGTAGTAACAGGAAGTACTACACGTTTTGCGTTAGGTACTGGCACGACAGCAACTATTGAAAAAGGTGTGTATTACGTCAAAGATAACTTCGTTCTTGTAGACCAGCAAACTGTTGTTATTTCAAAGTATAGTTCTGTACCAAGTGCTAAAATTGGTCTTAAAGTTATAGAAGAAGTACGTTACCCAGAAGATGACGAATCACTTCTAGATAACGCATTGGGTTCTCCAAACTATGCAGCACCTGGTGCTGCACGTTATTACATCAACTTAGTTCTATCATCTTTAGATGTAACTACCGTAGTAGATCCTTACGACTTTATTCCTTTGTTGGTTCTTGAAAATGGCCAAGTCCAGTTTCTTATCAATAAAACAGAATATGCACAACTAGAAAAGACACTAGCACGTCGTACGTTTGACGAATCTGGGGACTATAGTGTACGTCCTTTCCCAATTCAAATTAAAGAAAAACGTAATAACTATCGTGGTGCTTGGGCTTTTAGTCAGGCATACATTAGAGGTGATATAGTATTAGTAAACAATACTACAACCTACAAATGCATTACAGATCATATTTCTGCATCAAGTGGAGTTTTCTCAATTGGATTAAACTGGTTAGAAGATTCTAGTCCACGTGTTAATTTTGGAAAAGATTTAGGTCCTAACACAATTGCCGGTGCAATTGAATTAACAGACGAACTAAGTCTTGCAATTGAACCTGGTAAAGCTTATGTTCGTGGTTATGAAATTGAGAAAGTTGCTACGCAGTATTTGACACTCAATAAGTCACGTGCGTTTCCTACTACAAAAGAGACTATAGCTATCGACACGAGTCCTGGTAACTATGTTATCATCGAGAGTGCTAATTATCTTCCAGATATCAATACATTCACTGTATTAGATTTGTATAACAAATACAGTACAGCTGGCACTAATACAGGAACTAAAGTTGGTACTGCAAAAGCATATCAGATTCAATATCATGACACAGTAAACTCAGTTGCGCGATACAAGTTATTCTTGTTTGACATCCAAATGATTGGAACATATAATTTTGCACGTGATGCAAAATGGATTTATTCTGCGACTGGTGGAGCTCCAGCAACTAGATTTACTGCTCAGATAGCGCAAAATCTTACAGAATTACCAGGTTTAATTAGTACTGCAGTACATGTATCATCATTGACTACTATAACTTCAACTGATTCTACTTATCTTGCTGATTTAAAAGATGGCGACTATGTTAATATTGGTGGATCTGCATTCCGCGTTAACAGTCGTACAAGTAATAATATTATTGTCGTAGACGGCGATGCTTCAGCATTTAACGCAAGTCGTAATAAAGTATTCCGCGTTGGTACATTAATTAATGATCCTTCACGATTAACTCCTATGTTTGCGCTTCCACGTTATGCAATTAAGTCTACTGCAAATGTAAAGTATCAATTCTATAGATCAGCATCAGTAACTGGGTCCTCTGTTAACCAAGTAGTGTATAACCCTGGATATAAGTTAGAATCCGCAGGTGATGATAGAAACTATATCATGGTTAACAATGCTACTGGCGCTCATTTAAAACTTTCTTCTGGAAGCACCGGTAATCCTGCAGTTGGATTCTTTGAAGTTTTTGGTGTTGGTACTGATACGGGTACGTTTGTAGTGAATAGTGCGTCTACAGGCGCTTACACGGTAATATATTGTTTGAGTCCTGCTGAAGGTAGTTCATCTGCGTCTACTCCACGTAATAAACAATTAACAGTAGTCACTGAAACTTTAACACTAACTGCTGGCAAAGTTTCATTAAATCGTACAGACATTTTTGAATTAGTTTCTATTACTGCTGCTGGAGTGAATGTAACTAGCAAGTTTACGTTCGACAATGGCCAACGTAATTCTTACTATGCTTTTGGTTCTATTTCTACTACAGAAGCTTCTCTTCAATCTTCTCAAGTAGTAGTTAAGTATCAATATTTTAGTCACGCTACATCTGGAAATTTCTTCTCTGTAGATTCATATACGCATGCAACTTCTAATATTGAATTTGAAGAAGTTTCACGTTTCCAGTCTGGTTGTATCGATTTTAGACCAGCAGTTATTCCAAATTCTCCGTTCTGGGCAACGCCTGTTATTCCTAAGTATGGAGAATTGACGACAGTATCATACGATTATTACTATGGAAGAATAGATAAACTTTCTATAGATTATACTGGTTCATATATTCTAACAGAAGGTACTCCTTCTGCTGATCCATTAGCGCCTAAGTCTCCTGATAACGCTATGGATTTGTTTGTGTTCAATATTGAACCTTATACGTACACTGCTAACTATGGCGTTAAAATTCAAAAGATTGAAAATAAACGTTATACAATGCGCGATATTGGTAAGATTGAAGGTAGAATTAAAAACTTAGAATACTACGCTTCTCTTTCTAATTTAGAACAAAACACTGCTAACCTTAAATCGTATGATAGTTATGGGTTAGAGCGTCCTCAGAATGGATTCTTAGTCGATGGTTTTAACGGTCAAGGTGTTGGCAATGCATCGTCTTTAGACTGGAAAGCTTCTATTGACACAGTTAATAGCGAACTTAGACCATTCACAACTCTGAACCAGATCAACTTATTAGAAATTATTGATAGTGGTATTAGTAGAAGCAATAAGGGTTATGAAGTTAATGGCGATATTCTAACGCTAAAGATTCAAGAAAAACTTCCACTTGTAAAACAATTGAGAGCTTCTCACTTTGAATCAGTAAATCCATTCGATCTTTATACGTATAAAGGTGACTTAGCAATCATCCCTTGGTCAGATACTTGGTTTGAAACGCAACGTCGTCCAGATGTTATCATTAATGATAATAGTCAATATGATGCTGTAGTTGCCAAGGCTGAAAGAGATGGTGTTCTTGGAACGATCTTCGGTGCATGGCAAACAGTTTGGTCTGGTGTAACTTCTGCTACGAACGATACATTCTCAGCTGATAGACGTGGAGGAGATGGCGGCGCATTCTTAGATGCTACGTTCGGAAGAGTAGAATCTGGAAGTGGTTGGGCTGCACGTACAGTTACAGTAGCAACTAGTACTGATACGACAGTACAATCTAGAACTAATATTGTAACGTCTATTCAATCAAGAACAGATTACACTACAATTAGTGATAAGATTGTTGCTACTGATTTGATTCCGTTTATGCGTTCTCGCCGTGTAGTGTTCCGTGGTGCAGCATTTAAACCAACAACTCGTCTATATCCATTCTTTGATGATGCAGATGTTTCTGCTTATATCAAACCTTCTAAGCGCATTGTAGTATTCCCAAAGACTATTGGTGCAGCGATGCCAGAATTCACAATGGATTCTAATGTAGGAACTGCTATTAATAGCGCTGCTCGTAAAATTAACGATGTAGTTGCTACTGCATATAGTTATGGCGAAGTTCTTATAGAATGTACTAATGCTGGAACTCCTACTGGCAAAACTATGGTTGTAGTTGGTCAAGAATCTCCAGTTATTGCTGGATCTGTAAGATATCTTCTATACGTAGAAAATATTAGAAATGCTGCAGGTGCTGAAACAACTCCTTCTGACAGTGCTACGCATTATTGGAAAGGCGAATTCGATGAAACTAAACAAGTACGTTTTGACAGTGCGTCAGTTTATAGTAGTACAGGTTTAGGTGCAGGTACTGCGTCAACTACTATTTTAAACAGTAGTTATACTGGTCAAGTATTTGGAACATTCGACATTCCAAACAATAACGCAGTTAAGTTCAGAACTGGTACTCGCTTATTTAGATTAACCGATAGTCAAACTAATATTCGTAAAGATGAATTGACATCAGGCGAAGCATACTTTGAATCTCGTGGTATCTTAGAAACATATGAAAAGACTGTTCTTGCAACTAGAACTGCTAGCGTAGTTTCAGAACAAGTTACAGAAAATAGAAGTCTAATAAACACTTCGGATCGTGTTGTTTCTGACACAGGTTGGTACGATCCATTAGCACAAACATTCTTAGTAGATGTGCCAGGCGGAGTGTTCTTAACTGATGTTGATTTGTACTTTGCTCAAAAGCCAAGTTCTAAAGATCCTGAAGTTCCAGTGCGTATTGAAATACGTAACGTAGTTAATGGATATCCTGGACAAGTAATTCTTCCATATTCACGTGTATCACTTCCACCTTCTAAAGTTAATGTAGATGTCTTAAAAGGAACTGCAGTTACTAACTTCAAGTTTACATCTCCTTTGTTCTTACAAAGCGGTGTAGAATATTGTGTCTGTATCTTTTCAGATTCTTCTAAATATAAAGTATGGGTGTCACAAGCTGGCGAAGTAGACGTAAATGGTAGTGGTGTCATTGCTACTCAACCTTATGCAGGCGTTTTATTTAAATCACAGAATGCGTCTACATGGACTGCAGATCAATCTCAAGACTTAAAGTTCCAATTGAATAGAGCTAAGTTTACAGTTGGTAATTCTAGTGCGCAATCTGCTACTCTAAATATGGTTAACCAACACGTAACATCAGCGATTCCTTATGCAATTGCTCAGGTTGACATTAACAATGTGGTAATGAGTGATACTTCAATACGCACACAATTCAAAGCAAATGTGGCTGACGCGTATCAAACTATTGAGCTTGGAAATAGCATTCTATTTGATACTCCTAAAACTGTAGCAACTGCTACAGTTGAAGCTGGAATTCCATCGATGTATGCAGAAGTTATTCTATCAACTAAGAAAGAAAATATTTCTCCTATAATTGACTTAAGTCGTTGTACTGCAACTTTAATACACAATATCATAGAAAATACTACATCTGTAACTAATGACTATGAAAATCTAGATTCTCTTGGTATTGCAAGTGCTAAATATGTAACAAAGGCTATTACTCTAAATGATCCAGCTTCTACTATTCGTATTCTTTACAATGCGAATATTCCTAACGCTGCTAAAGTAGATGTATATTATAAGGTTGGCGATAGTGGAAGCAATAATTTTGATGAAGCTGAGTATAAACTTATAACAAATGGCGGTACTAATATAAGCACATTCAAAGAAGTGATTAAGAGTGAAAACCGTAGACAATTTGGTGAAGCAGAATATTTAATCGAAAACTTGACACCATTTACAACACTCAAAATTAAACTGGTAATGAAATCTTCTAATGCTGCAAAAGTACCACGTATTAAGGATCTAAGAGTTATTGCATATGCATAATTTGGTTGAGATAGAAGATAACAGAGAACTATTGCGTGATGTTTTCAGTCACGCAATTCTCGCTTCTTCTGATAAAAAAATTTTAGATTATAAAGCTAAGAAGATTGCTGCAGAACAACAAGCAACAATCTTAAAACAGAATCAAGAAGAGATAGCCTCTCTTAAAAATGATATGTGTGAAATAAAAGAGATGATAAACCTATTGCTTAAAAGGTAAGCTATGCCATTAGTTTTTAGAAAATTACAAAACACACCACTTTCTAATAATCAATTAGACGGAAACTTCGAGTTTTTGAATGGTGAACTTACTTCAAAAGTTGATATCGTTAGTCTAACTGCAGCATATGTTGCAGGAAAATTAAATACTCCTGCTCCAGTTGGAGGTGGTGTACAAACTGCATATCAATTATCGCAAACGAATGCATTAAATGCTTGGACTGTTCGTGGTATAGAACCATCAGTAACAACGCCATCAGGCGCAATTAAAACTTCACTAGTAGTTCGTGGAGAATCTGATGGCGCGATAACTGCTCCTATATTCGTAGGCAGTTTAAATGGTAACGCAACTAGTGCAACTAGTGCAACTACTGCTACCACTGCGTATGAGCTTGATGCTAGTTATAAAGTTCCTGTAGCATTAGGAGGTACTAATGCTACAACTATTGCAGGTGCACGTAGTAGTCTAAAAGTTCTATCAGTTGAATCTGATAATCAGATGACTTCTCGTTTGAATTTAAATCCATCTTCAGTCGTATCCACTATAGCATTTGGCATAGGTTCTACGCCTGATGTCGCAAATAATGGTGACATGTGGACTACCACAGCAGGATTCCACTATAAGAGTAATGGCGTAAACAAAACATTTGCTCCTATTGAATCTCCAACTTTTACAGGTGCACCTGCAGCACCAGCACATCCTAATGCTGGAACTACTTCTAGTCAGATTGCTACATTAAGTCATATTGCAGATGCAGTAACTACGTTAAATGCAGCAGTAGCATTAAAATCTAATACTGCTTCTCCACAATTCACTGGCATTCCAACATGCGATGTGTCTCCTGACAGAACAATCAATAATACAAGACTTGCCACTACCGCTCATGTGCATTCAGTAGTAGACAATTCTGAAAGTGTATTAACTACTGCATATCAGAATTATACTACTAACGCAGTATCAGTGCTTTCATCAAGTGTTAATGGATTACTTGCTTTAAAGGCTAGTCTTGCAAGTCCAGCATTAACAGGTACTCCAAGATCTACAACTCCTGCAGTTAACGACGATTCCGATAGAATTGCTACTACAGCATATACAGTTGACGTTCTTGCCGCACTAAAAGCAACAATAGACGGTACGCTTTCAGGTATCAATGACTTAATAAATCAAACACGTCCAGTGCCTACTGCTTCAGTATTTTACCTAGCATCTCTGATAGTTCCTAACGGATATCTTGAGTGCAATGGTTCTACAGTTAGTCGCGCTACGTATGCTGCATTGTGGCAAGCGTTAGGTTCTCCAAACACTGGTAACGGTTTTGATACGTTCAATCTTCCAGATTTGCGTGGCGAATTTATTCGCGGTTGGGATCACGGCCGTGGAATAGATATTAGTAGAGCTATATTGAGTAATCAAACGGCTGAACTTGGCGCGCACACTCACCAATATAATGACACATATTATAGTGAACACTGGGGAAGTGGTGAAGGTCCACAAGTGGGATCTGGAAGAACGGATTATGATAACTACGATTATAATAAAACTCGTACAACAGCAAGTAGTGGTGGAACTGAAACACGACCACGCAACGTTGCTCTAATGCCTATCATCAAATGGTAATAAATATAGAGATAAGTTTAGGATAATACATGGCAAATATACTCTATCGTGGATCTACACCTTCCGCTGCAAATACATCTAGTGGTGGCGTAACTCGACCATTAACTAATGACGAAATCGATAAGAATTTCTATGCACTTAATACTTCTAAGTTAGAATCCGGTGACCCTACATTAGCTACTGTTACTACGAATGGATCTTCAACTACTGTTAACTTAACACTTAGTGGTAGTAATACGATTGGTGCAATAGGCAGATCTACTACTGTTCTTGGAACTTTAGTAACAGCAACAATTAGAGCTAGTAATACTGGATTTGATATAAAAGGCGGAGACATTGACGGTGATGCTGGTTATTCTTCTGTTATATCTGGGTCTGATCGAACAGCTGCTGCACCAAATTTTTCTGATGCTGCTGGAACCTTAATTGTAAAAGGCGGAAACTTAATTGTTGGAAATGGTCCAACAAATAGTGGAGGAAATCTTTTACTATGTGGTGGTAGTCTTAGTATAGGAAACGGTACTGGAGGATCTGTAAGCATTGTTAGTGGATCTTTTGACAATCCTAATAGTGGTACGAAAATAAGCGGAAGCGTATTAATTGATGTAGCCAAAGCCGGTTACAACATGCCTTATACTAAGGGACAGATTAAAATTGGTACGGGCAGTGCATTTTCCGGCGGCACAGGAATTTCTAGCGCTGACGATAGCGCTACAGTTATAATTGGTACTTCGACTAGTGAATTGATAGTCAATGCTCCAGAAATACTTTTAGGTTCTCAGTCTCAGTCTATTGAACCTGCAGTGAAAACAGTAAATAAGACTGATGGTACTGTCAGTCAATCTGTAAATTTTAGAACTGGTGATGGCGCAGGATCTGGAAATCTTATCATTGCGCCTGGAACTGCAAACCCAGGAAGTGGAACTTCAACCGGAGGTCATGTTCACATATTTGGTGGAAGAGCTCTTGGTACCTCTAACCAATTTAGAAATGGTGGAGGCGTATACATCGACGGTGGCGTAGCACTTAGAATTTCCAACAACTTTGCCAGTAGCAATGGTTACGTTTATATAGGAACTAAACCTGGTGCTCTTGAAACATCGCCACTATTGCGCGACCAAGCTGGTACGTCACAAATTTACATTGGGCATGTTGGAATTGTTTCAAGTACTCCCGGTCTTACCATTCCTCCATCTAGTACTATCATTCAAGGCAATTTGGCTATAAGTGGTGTAACTGAGTTTTCAAATTATGCTAGATTTACCGACTATCCTCTTTATTTTGGCGATCACCTAATTGCTGGTGCGGCCGGAGTATTATATGACAATTCGTTAAATGATTTTTCTATAGCTTGGGGCGTTAAAAACCCGGATGCAGCAAGTGTAATTTCTACAACTAGTGATGCGTATTCTACTAGAATAGTTACTGGTTTGTCAACCGGTATGAATGGGCATTTATTTAAATTCCAAAGAAACTCCGATGCTACTAGAAGCGTAGGTGCTACTATTTCATATACTTCTTGGGTTGACGCTCTAAGTATTTCAAACACCGGTGACTTAAGAGCATCAGGAAATATATACGCTGGAGGAGACATTTATGCCTTCTCTACTTCTGACCAAACTCTAAAGACTAACATTGTAAGAATTGATTCTGCACTTGCAAAAGTCAATTCTCTTGATGGTGTTACATTCAATTGGAATGAAGACGCTAAAGAAAAATACCAAAAAGACGTAGATGTTCGTGATGT